GAATTACTATCAAAACCAAAATATACCAGTAGCAGGGTGAAACAGATTCAGATAAATATGAATAGTTGGAGAGAAACACATGGCAATTAATTATAATCCTTTTGAATCAGATTACGGTTTTAAGAGTCCGGGTTTCTCTGTAGACATTGATGGTAACGTTACCCTTAGAAGTGTAACTTATACACTTGAACAAGAAGAAGCGGCAGTTGATAATCAGTACATTGTAAGACAATTAGGTGCAATCCCTTCAGCAGAATTTACCATGGACGAGCAATACGTTGATGGAACGCAAGTATTAGCAAACAATCCAACACTTACTTTAACAAGAGGAACAACTTATTCATTTAAGTTAATGACTTTACCCCAACTAACATTCAGTTTATTCTTTAAAACTGATGACAATCCTGTTGTTAATTTAAGTGGTATTGGAAATTGTGCGTATTACAACGATGGTGTAAGCCACACAACAAGTGGTACACCACCAGTTACAACCACAGGCGAACAAGCACAAACAAAAGCAAATGATGTTGTAACTATAAATTTAAGTCCAACTGCACCTGCACAGATTTATTATGGTAATGCAGACGGTAGTGTGTTCGGAACTATTAATACAGTTGACCCTACTATTACTGGTGTAGGTAGTTTTAGCAGTTTATTAGTTACAGGTGACGTGACTATGCAAGGACAAGATGCAGATTTAGTGTTTGCACCACAAGGTGCTTATGGTACAGTAACCATAAATCCAGCAGGTGAAGGAAATATGAGCAACATGAATGTTAATGCACTTACTATGACAGCAAGTGAAAATGTAACATTTAATGGTGCAAATGCAAATTTAATACTAGCACCAACAGGAACAGGTGCAATTACCTTAACAAGTGCGGCGGCAGGTTCTATAAACAACATGGCAATAGGACAAACTACACCTAAAGACGGATCATTTGTAAACTTAAATGCCAGTTCTGGGTTAAATAACACTGTAATCGGAGATGTAACACCAAAGAATGCAACGTTTACATCTGCGGTTTCACAAGCGACTCCAAGCACGGAGTTACAGGTAACAAACAAAAAGTATGTAGACAGTAAGGCAACTGCACTTGCGATTGCGTTAGGAGTATAAAAGTAAATGGCTAAAAGAAAACTAAACGAATACGTATTCCAAACAGGTATTCCATTTTCTGATAATAGACGTCCTAATGCGTACTGGTTGATTCAAAACAATGTTGAATTTATTAAAGACGAAGTTCGTGCTTACATAAATGATAACATAACTAGATCATCTGCTACACATACATTTTCACCTACTGATGCTACATATGATCCAACAACAGGATTTATGGTTGTTACTATTGGATCACATAATTTATTACCAGGTGACCAAGTAAATTTTGCTACAGGTTCTATCACGTTTACCACTGCACAAGATGGTGGTGCTACTCAATATGCTTATCCAAGAGCAACAGGCGCCGGTACAACAACAGGTTGGGATCCGTGGTATAATAGACCTGTCGTGATCACAGCGACAACACCTACACAAATTACTTGTAAAGTTGGAAAGACAGTCAACCAAACTGCACACACTTTTGTTAGTGCAACTGCAAGTTCAATAGTTAATACATTTAAAGATTACGTAAATGACAGTAATGATAAATGTGAAAGAGATATGGGTTACAACCTTGTTGGTGGTGATCCTAAAAATCCTGTACAAGATCAACCAGGTGGACTTTTATTTGATTTAAGATACAACGGTAATGAACAGGGTAGATATCTTGCTTCTACATACTGGGACGGAACTATTCCACAACTTGATGGAGATAGAAATCCAGAAAGAGCGGCAAAACAATTTTGTACTTGGCTAATCCAAACACACATTTTAACAAACACTGCATACACTACAAAACAAAGTCCTGCTGATACAACGCAACACATTAATCAAGAATATGTTGCTGAAACAGACGCAGGTGCAAAGGTTGAAGAAATTTTAGATGACATTATAGGTAATGTAATCTACTTTGGCTTAGACAATATGCCAGCATTAAGTAATGCACAGATTTCAAGTGTAAGATTTCCAACTAAAGTTACATTAGATAACGTGCTTCTTATTACAAACACATCTACAAACGAAGTGTTATTTAATTTTAGTGATCCAACAGCAGGTGGTGAAACAACCTATGTTACTGATTCAATTGAATTTACTCCGTCATTTGAATATTTTAAAAAGTTTTTAGAAAATACTGATACAATTACAACAGTATTTTTTGATAAGTCTACTGAAAATAAAACCTATCTTGAAAATGCAAGAACAATTATTTCTAACAACAAAGAATTTATTAAAGATGAAGCAGTTGCTTGGGTGGCAGATAAGGTTGCAAACGCAACTAGCGGTTCGACATTTGATGGTTACACATATACTGGTGCATTGATTGAAAGAGATACAGCAACAGAAATAGACGCTTTCATTCACGATATGCAGTATGGTGGAAATGAAAAAACAAGAGTACAAGCAAGTAAATTTTGGAATGGTCCTACTCCGTTAATAACAGGCACAAGAGTTGCTGAAAAAGAATTAAAAGAATTTGTAAGAGATTTAATAAACAATTACATCTTAACCAAAGCGGCATATTCAACTAAACAAAGTCCTGCGGTTACAACACAAAACTTTAATGGTAATAATGCTGAACTAGGTGCATCAGATAGAGTTACTGCACTTACAACAATTATTACAACAACTATTGCAGGTGGAATAGATACACTACCAATTTTAGACAAACCAATTGTTAATTCACTTAATGATAAAATTCAAATATTCATTGACCAAGGTGATTTAAAAACAAGACCATATGATTTTGGTACTGATGCTATTGAAAGACAAAGAGTTGCAAACTCTTTATCCATGCTTGATGCTGACTTTGAATATGGTTTACAGCCTACGAAGTGGCAAGCCATTGGTACACAAAGAGGTTATCCAAGTATTTACGAAGTACCAGGTACTGATACACAGGTTACCCAAGTGGTTACAGATGCGTCAGCAGGTAGCCAAGGAGTTGGTCAAAGTTTAATTACTGTGACGACAGCGTCAGCACACGGATTTGAACCTGGTGTGCCTATCACAATAAAAGCATTAGCAAATAGTATTGCTGGGGCAAGTAGAGCAGAAGGTTCGTTTATTATTAACACTACTCCAACAGACTTTACATTTACATATTTTGCAAAAGCAAAAGTTGGTACAGTTGACGGACAAATACTTTCAACATATTATACACAGTTAAGACAAGGTGGATTTTATACAGGTGCATCAATTGGTGGACAAAATGTTGACTTTAGTATTATATCACAAGGTTCAAATGGTTCGTTTATTGCAACACTTGGTATTCCAAGTGGATCAGATCAAATTGCATACACAGGACAAAAACCAGAGATAGGTGCTCCATTACAAGCAGTAGGTGGAGGTATTCCTTTAGGTTCTCAGGTAACTGGTACTGTTGGTACAGGTGGTATAGTAACAACTCCTGTTACAACATCAGACGTGGCTTCAGGGTCAAACACAATTACAGTTGAAAACGTAAGTGGTATTGTACCTGGACTAGGATTAAACAGGGGAGATGGTTTTGCAACATTTGTAACAAACATTGTTGGTAATGATGTTACTTTGTCAGATGCACTAACAGCCGACTTTGTTGGTAACACAGTTCTATATTCAGGACTAACAGGAAACAATGATAGTTCAATTGGTAATGGTGCAACTTTTGATATTAGCAGAGCAAGTGGAACTTATACAGTCGTGCTTAATCAACCTGGACAAGATTACAAACTAGGTGATAACATTGTAATTAGTGGACAACAATTAGGTGGTGCAGATACAACCAATGATGTAAGAATAATTGTTACAGGTATAGACACAGGCGGAGAATTACAAACGTTTGACGATGAAGGTGCGGCTTTTGATGGTAACGGAACATTCACAAACGTAGCAGGTGAACTACAAGGTGGTATAGGTACTGGTGGTAACTTTGATATTACATACACTAATAACGTTTACTCAGTATCAATGGCTTCTCCAGATACATCAGCAGGATACGTTGAAGGAGATGTAATTAAAGTTGACGGTTTTGATATGGGCGGACAAGCAGTAACAAATGACTTGTTCATGAAAGTAACTGCAACTGGTACAGGAGGTTCTATAACTTCAGTAAGTGCAACTGGTACTGCTCCAGATGCCAGTGTAAACTATGCAAGTGTGGCTTACACAACAAACACAGCGGCTGGTATTGGTGCAGACTTTAACGTTGAAAGAGTAGGAACAGGTGCAAACGTATTCATACCATCAGGTGGTACAGGCTATCTTGCAGGAGAAACATTTACAGTGCTTGGTTCAGAACTAGGTGGTGTAGACGGAGTAAACAATTTAACAATTACTGTTGCTACAATTGATGTAAACGGAACAATTTTAACAGTTACTGAAGCAGGTACAATGGTTAATACTAGAACTATTCCAAACTGGACTTCAGTTACAAACGTTGTAGGTAATGGTGCAAAATTTGGTATTAGTTTAGCATCACAAACTTACACATTAGACCAAATCGATGTTGGTGGACAAGATTATGGTGTTGATCAAACAATTATAATTAGAGGTACAGACCTTGGTGGTGCTACACCGGCCAACGATCTTACACTTACAATAACATCAGTTGATTCAAACGGTGCAATTACTGCCGTAAATTTAGCAGGTACTGGAGCGGCTGGTACAGGAAGTTATACTGATGTCGGCGGTAACAATGATTCAAACAGTGGTTCAAATGCAGTATTTGACGTAACACGTTCAGGCGGCACATACAGTATTGTTACAGCAACTGATAACGGTAGTGGTTACAAAAAAGGTGACAGAATTGTTATCCCTGGTAACCAACTAGGTGGACAAACTCCAACAAATGATTTAACTTTACGTTGTGATTTAAATTCTACAGAAGGTGACTTTTTAAATATTCAAGTAAGCGGTACAGCAGTACCAGGTGCAACTGCGGCATTATATAGTTCTGTTACAATGTCTGAAGCGGCAACACAGAACATATCACCAAGTACAAGTATTAGTTATAGTTCATTGGCAACTGTACAGTGTGACTTTCCAACTGCACACGGTCTTGTACCAGGAAATACTTTCTTAATTACTGTTGAATCAGATGATGGTTCTAACAATCACGACTTGGCGGCAGGTCCATTTAGTGCAACAGCAGTTCCTACAACAACAAGATTGCAGTATCAGTGTAGAGCACCAGGTACGATTGACACAGGAACAGCAAATAGTGATCCAATACAAGGTTTCATTTATCCAAGACCAGACTCGTTCTTTGTACACAGACCATATGATGGTGGTGTTCAACTAGGAACAGGTGGACCACAACATGGATCACAAGCAATTAGACAGAGTAAAAAATACATTAGATATCAATCAGGTAAGGGTATTATGTACACAACGGGTGCCTTGTTTGCTCCTTCGTATGATTTACTTAACGTGACTGCAAATGGCACTGGCATAGGTGCAACTATTACGTGTACAACTGATGATACAGATCATGGTTTACAAGTAGGTGGTGGTATTAGATTAATAGGTATTAACACTGTTGGGTTTGATGGCGATTATGTTGTATCAGATATTAACAGTGAAAGAGAATTTGAAGTACTTGCCAAAAGTGCATTAGGTAGTACAACTCCAGAATTAAGTGCAAAGGCACAGGTATCAGTTAAAACCTTCCATGGTGCAACTGTTCGTTCAGGTTGTTTTGATGACCAGAATGGTATTTTCTTTGAATACGATGGTACACAATTTAGTGCGGTCCAAAGAACTGCAACATTACAGTTAGCAGGTGTTGTTGATATTGACGTAGATACCAACAGTGTAACTGGTACAGGTACAAGATTTAGAGAACAATTAAAGACAGGTGATAGAATTGTAATGAAAGGTATGACACACGTAGTAACAGATGTCATAAACAATACAAGTATGTCAGTTGCTCCTGACTTTAGAGGTGTAACAAACGTAAGATCAAGTAAATTATGTTTGATTCAAGATAAGAAAACAGAACAAAAAGACTTTAACAGAGATAGAATGGACGGTACAGGACCAAGTGGATACAACATTGACATCAGTAAGATGCAGATGGTTGGGATCCAGTACAGTTGGTACGGTGCTGGATTTATTGACTATATGCTTAGAGGAGCAGATGGTAACTTTGTATTTGGTCATAGAATGAGAAATTCAAACGTTAACACAGAAGCATTTATGAGAACAGGTAATATGCCGGTTAGATATGAAGTAACTAATGAAGGTCCTGTTGGTAAATTAAGTGCTGACGTTACTGATGTTGCTACAGAATTACCATTAGAAGACGCTTCTTTCTTCCCACCAGAAGGCGGAATAGTTTATATTGATAATGAGATGATTCAATTTACTGGTGTAGATGGTAAAAACTTAACAGGTTGTACACGTGGTGCACAGATGTCAAACTTTGCCGCTGGTGCAACAAGAACATATTCAGCAGGTACGGCAGAACCACATACAAGAAACACAGGTGTACCACTAATTAGTAACACAATTAGTCCAATTATATCACACTGGGGATCTGCTTATATTACAGACGGTGGATTTGACTTTGATAGAGGATATTTGTTTAGTTACAAAGCGACAGGAACAAGTATTAGTACTACAAGATATACTTCTTTCTTAATTAGACTAGCACCAAGTGTATCCAATGCGATTGTTGGTGACTTAGGTGAAAGAGAATTGTTGAACAGAGCACAGTTATTACTAGATGGACTAGAGGTTACATCAGAGCCAAACGCATCAGGTCAAAAGGGTGGTATTGTTATTGAAGGTGTGTTGAATCCACAGAACTATCCAGTTAATCCAAATGACATTGGTTGGGAAGGTATATCAGGACTTGCGTCAGGAGGACAGCCAAGTTTTGCACAGATTGCCGCGGGTGGATCAGTTAACTGGAATGGTGGTGCTACACAAACCACTGCATCAGCGACTGTGGCAACAGACATTGACAGTGGATTTAATTTTACAAGGGCACAACAGTACAATGATAGATATAGTCCTATAACAATTGACTATTCACCAATACAAACCATTGGTACTCCACTAGTAGGATCATACATTGAATCACAAAATCCAAATAATGCCTTTAATTCAAACCAATATACTGTAAGTCAAATTGGTCCATTAGAAGGTAATGGATTTAGATATAGAATTTTCTATACAGGACCTAACGGAACTAACAGAGCAAGTAATACTTCAACAACAAGTACTGTATTGAAATTTATATACAAAACGTACACAGGATTTACTAACAAATTGTTGTTTACAAAAGCATCTTGGGAGGCTTCTGGAGCAGGACAAGGTACAGAGGTTGCGGCAAGTGACTTGAATTGGCCAGCAGGTACATTTGTACAATCGGTTAACGCATTAACACACTGTGGTACAGAGTTTTATGAAGTTACATTTAACCAAACGTCAGTTGCAACAATAAGTGCAGGTGATACTGTTACGTTCCTATTTGGTAATCCACCTTACGCACAGCCAGGTGAAACAATATTTTCATTTATTGCACAGCCAGGTGAAAGAGCAACACTTGATCTAGGTGAAATTAAAGAATTAACTAATACAACACTAGGTGGTAGAGGTACTTTCCCGAATGGTCCGGACGTTTTAGCAATTAATGTTTATAAAACAGCAGGATCACCCGTAGACGCAAATATTATTCTTCGTTGGTCGGAGGCGCAGGCGTAATTTCTTCTGGTTTTTGACTATCACCAGGAATAATCCTATAATTATCATCAATAGAATCAGCAGTGCTTACTTCAGTTACTGAACTGTTGGGTACAAGTGCTTCTAATTGGTGTGGTTGTAGTGGAGGATTGTGCCAAGTGTCTCCAGGATTAAGTTCTTTGGTATAAAGTTTCGCTTCTTTGGTGTCAATCCAACGTAAAAGAAACTTACCGTCATTAACAAACCAAGTTTCGTCCTTCTCTTTATGGAAATGCATGGAAAATTTTGAACCTACTTTTTCAAACACCATAATTTTACCACAATATTTGTCATTGGTTGCCCAAATTAACTCATATCCCCAACCCTTAGGTACTTTTCCTTCTAATCTATCACTCACTTAAATACTTTCCTTTAATACTATTGTAACTACCTTTAAATTTACTTTGAAATTTAAGATTTGACTTGTAACTTTCAATAAATTTTTCATCATCTTCGTCTTTTACCGTATAATTTATTTTATCTAATTTTACAGGCTTGTACATTGCAATTGGCGTGCCTTTTTTCAGTAAAAATTCACCTTTTTTCTTTAATAAAAGTTGCTGGTTAATCTGATGGCTCCATTCTGTGTAAGTAAGTCCTGGCAAACATTCAAAATTTTCGTTGAAATCATAAAACATTGGTAACTGCAACAGTCCCCAACCTTTACTTGTTTTTACTCTCCATGGACAATCTGTTTTTGCAACAACCATTACGTCTTTTTTTACATTTTTTGGTGTATGATCCAAAAATTGTTCTTTATAATGCAAAGACATTGTAAAATCTTCATTGCTACATTTCCAACCAAAGTCTTTTTCACTAACATTTAGATAAAAGTCTGCCCATAATGGAATTACAAATGCATCTTTGTAAAAATCAACAATGCCAGGACAATTTTTAAACGTGCCTTTGTCAAATGGATTGCCTTCTTCTAACCATCTTGGCATTTTCTTGAACCATTCAGGAAAAAATTTGTTGGCAGGTTGTACTGGCTCTAGTTCTGTTAGGCCAGGCACAGTACTCCACCACTCAACTTTTGGTTTTTTACTGCCTATCAATCCAGTCAAGTACGTTTTCAAACTCATAATTTAAACATTCCTGTAATTTTTTATTATCAGCACAGGTATATGCTTGATAATTTTTTGCTATATCTTTTGGCATTGGAATTTCTTCAACTTTTACATTGTATTTGTCAGCAATTTTGTGTGCAATAGTTTTAAAACTAATTGCTTCGCCTGTGCCTACGTTAAAAATTCCACTTTGATCAACATCTATCATTTTTTCATGAATTTTACAAACGTCTTCTACACTTACAAAGTCACGTTTGTAGTTTTCACTGTTTTCAAATAATTTTATATTGTTATTTTCTTTTGCTTGTTTAGTAAATTTGCTTATAGGACTCATTTGATCACCTTTATGATCCTCGCCATGCCCATAAACATTAAAATATCTAAATCCTTGAATATTAATTTTAAAATCTTTGATATAACTTTGAACAAATCTGTCAACAAGGTACTTTGACCAACCATATGGACTTTCAGGATGTAATGGTGCGTCCTCATTAAAGTTATCTGTGTTACCATATAAGTTAGCAGTGCTTGAATATTGTAAACTTGTACCCATCATATCACAAAGTTCGATCAGTTTCATAGTGAAATCTGTGTTTTGTACCATAATTTTTTCAACATCTGTTTCAGTGGTACTACTAATTGCTCCGCAGTGTATTACTCTGTCACATTGTGAAGGGTCTGGATACTTGTTTGGTACATAAGTCCAACCTTCTACCTGATGCCCTGCGTTAACAAGATGACTTGCAACTGCATGACCTATAAATCCATCAGTACCTGTGACTAATATTTTCATTAATCTTTGCCTTCTTTAGAAATATCATCAATGCGTTTTGTTGTTGTGTCTTTGCTAAATGAAGCGGCTACAAAACTAGCGGCCGCTAACATAGGAATAGTGTAAACCATTTTATCTGTCATATATGCAACAAGGTACGTTGGTAATAAAACTATCACTGCTTGAATTAATCCAATTTTATATTTTTTCATTTAATTTTTCTATTGTTTCTGTTGTGCTATATCCTTCAACTATTGGAAAGATTTCTACTTTTGCAATTTTGTGTCCAACCACTGTTTCAACTGTATAGTCTCCACCTTTGACGATTATGTCTGGACGTATTTTGGTTATTTCATCTATTGGTGTGTCACCGTCAAATATAACAACTTCGTCAATAAATCCTAATTGTTCTAACTGTTCTTTGCGTTTAAATTCATCGTTAATGGGTCTAGTTTCGCCTTTTAAACGTTTTACACTGTTGTCACTGTTTATACCTACTATTAACTTTTTACCAAGCGTAGCGGCGTGTCTAAGTAGTTTTAAATGGCCAGTATGTAGTATATCAAACACTCCATTAGTCCATACAACACCACGATTTAAATCATCGTTGGTTACTACTGTGACACCTCTTTTCTCAACCACTCTCGAAGCACCATAACAAGCAAGAGCACATGAGTCAGGAACTGTTTTTCCTTTATTCAAACCATGTGCAATAATTGCCATTACAGTATCTCCAGCACCTGATACGTCTGCAACTTCTAAAACTTCTTCTTTGCAATGCCAATGATCAGTAGAGTTCACAATATGGATACCATCAGCGCCATCAGTGACAACTAACCATTCCCAATCATACTCTTTTAGATGGTCTCTTGCATCTACATAATTAAATTCGCCAAACCATTCAACATATTCTTTCATGTTTGGTTTAACTAAAAATGCACCTGTGTAGTATGAGGGTGATTGTTTAGGATCTACTAAAACTTTTGCACCTTTGCCTAATGCTTTTGCTACTGTGTCACGTCTTACAGCACCTTTGTTATAATCACTTATTACGACTAAATCATTTTCATTGACACTATTAATAAATCTATCTTCTGCTTCGGTACATTCGCATATTGCATCAGTGTCAAATCTACAAATCTGTTGACCTTGTGTGCTTACAATTCTAACTTTACTTGTTGTAGCCTCCATGCAACTAGACAAGTATGAATTAACTTTTGTATCTTTTAATAAATCTAAGAAACCATAACCTTGCTTGTCTTTGCCTAATGGTCCATACAAGTCTACTTCGCCATTTATACTTGCTAGATTAACTGCTAAATTACCTGCACCACCTACGTTTCTTTTGTAACCTCTTTCTAATAAAACAGGAACAGGTGCTTCTGGACTTATTCTGTCCACTGAACCTATTCTCCATTCGTCAAGCATTACGTCACCGTAAACTAAAATGGCCATTACTTCTCCAATAATTGAATTAAATCAAAAACAGTTTCTAATTTAGTTTGATTTGTTTTGTTCTGTAGAGTGTTTTTCAATCCCATGTGTAATGGTTTAGGCCATTTGTTAAAACTTGCCCATGCATAACCATCATGTTCTTCATTAAGTACAGGAATAAACTCTTCATTTACTACTACAAGATATGTGTGAAATTTAAATTTTTCGTCAGTGCTTACAAATGTTTCTAAAGGAATAGTTTTAGTAATTTTTGGTAAAGTACCAATTTCTTCCTTTATTTCCCTTTGTAGACTTTCCCATGGAGTTTCTTTGGTGTTGTTAGTACCACCTACTAATCCCCAAACATTGTTCTGTTTGCTCTGTACTCTATGCAAAAACAAAAAACGTTTAGTTTTTAATGAATAGAATAAGGCACCACTACAAATAATATCTTGACTCATACTATTAATTATTTAAAATAGTAGGTGCCAAGTGCCGTTTCGGTATTCGCCTTCGAAAGATAGCACCCATTCTTCGCCAGTCCATTTATATTGGATGCCTGTATTAAGATTAGTTTGGTAAATGATGTCAGTATTTTCACTAGCATCAAATAGGATAGACCATTTAGAACCGTCCCATTCTACAATGTCATTTACACTAGCAACAAAGTCTGTGTTGTCTGCATTTTTCCAAGCATCTGGACCGTCAGTATTGCTTGTACTTCCAACATCTCCTAAAAGTAAAAATCTAGTGCCAGCATTTTTTTGTACTGTTGGATTAAATGTTGTAGGATCTATTATATAATCTATTTTACTTCTGTTACCTGTTGAACCTGCTATAACTTTATCTGTTGGGAAAGTATCTGTGTCCCAATTTATAATTAAATTTCTGTCGTCTGTACTATCAATTGCCACAGCACCATTTATACTTGTTGTTCTACCTGTTCTTGATAGTTGTAATTGACTTAATCCAGATCTAAATACACCTGGCATTGCTTCAACGTATTGTGTCCAAGTTACTCCACCTAATTTTCCTTTATGAATTAGTTTAGCAACATTGCCCATTACTAATATATCTAAATTATTGTATGTTGTTACACGAACACTTGCAGTATCTTTACGTTTAACTTTACTATCTTCTTCTAAATCAGTAGTAGGACTTTCAGCACCACCATCACTATATGATTTTAATTCAGGCATACTTTCTCCTAAATTAATTGTTCCTTTACTTTCATCAAATATACTCATAACAATATTTGTAATGACACCAAGTTTTTTAACTTTGGTTGGTGGTGAAATGTATATAGGTGTTTTTAATCCTAATTGACTAACGTCTATTTCTGATTCTGTTCCAACTGGAATACTTCTTGAACTAAAGTTTACATTATCTAATTCAACAACACTTAAACTTGTCCAGTCAACATAGTTATCTGTAGTTTGTATTTCTAGACTAGGATTAAACATCATTAAAATTTGTTCCATGATTTGTAATTTTTGATCTGTATTAGTTGACCAAATATCAGCAGTAAGTTCTAATGTATATGGAGTAGGCATCAAACGTTCTACTGTTACGTTTTTGCCTTGTGTGTTTAAGTATTCTTTTCCTGCACTATCATATGTGCGTTCTCTAAGATGCACTTTACTAACAAATGTTGAATCACTGATTCTATCTCTGTCTAATTGTAATCCTGATATGTAAACACTAATACGTGGTGCAGAAGGAATTTTATTTTCTGAATTATCTCTAAGAATATGTCCTACTTGTCTTGTGATATCACCGTACATAACAGGAACCTTAACCAAAGCACCTTTACCATCTTTGTAGGTAAAGTTACTTAACAGCCTGATCATCTGTGTAACATATCTTCTTATCTGACCATCATAAAAATGTTGCATTAGTTATCCGCCTTTGGTTTTAATGCTTTACTAATTGCTTGTCTTTCAATCACAGTATCGCCACCAATGTTTGTAGTTTTTGTGTTGTTAACAAATGATGTTCTATGTGTATCTCTTGTTGGACTATTAGTTAGCGAATGTCTTACAGCATCTTCAACTTTAACCCAACGTCTGCTATCAAATCTAAATAGTCTGTTAGGTTGGAAATCTGTTCTTAGGAAGTAATCTCCTTCAACACTTGCAGTTGGGAAACTAATACCATGTCCAAATACTTCTCCGTTTGGTGCAAGTCCATCGCCAATTAAGTAACCTTGATAACCACTGCGTTCTGGAGTTTGATTTACTCTACTTGCGTCTAAGTTTCCGCTGTTAACACTTGCATCAATTGTTGCCTCATCGGCTGTTACAAGTTCTGGATTATTATTTGCATCAACTTGTAACGTATATAAGTGTGATGTATCATAACCTGACTTAGGTGAATCTGCTTCTGCTTGTTTTACAACAGCATCATTAACTTGCATTTCTCTTTCATATGTAGATAATACATCTCTTAAAGTTTGTGACGATCCTTCTTCTGTTGGTAAATCAAGTATTTCTTTAAATTCTTGTGAATCAACAATTTGCTTCATTTTGATTCTGTATAAATGCGGATACCAAGTTTGCGAAAATCCTTCACTTGCTCTGTTTACGTCTTCAACAACATAAAATCTTTTAAGTGCAACACTGTAATCATTTAATGCGTGTTCATCTTTCAAGTGGGGTAGTTCTAATACATCACCTGACATTATTTTTCTACCAAGAGTTTTTACACTATAATTTATAGGCAGAGTCATAAACAATGTATCGTTTTGCAAAAACAAACCAAACTGACTCATGTCAAAGTCAACGTCTTGAACATTGTAAATACCACGCATTACATATACATCAGGATCATACTTTCTATCACGGTTTTCCATGAAAAGCATATCCTGAATATTAGTTTCTTTTACAGCATCATATCTTGGCTGATCAGCAGTAGCATCTGCTTCGTCCGGATTCTTAGGTCCTAGATATTTGTGTACAAATACGTCTGTACCACCCACAGTGAACATCTCCTGTATGGTTTTATCTAGAAATTCGTAATCTTTTCCCTTTTCAGGTTTGTATAAACTCAGTCTCGGCATAGTAATTGTATTTATCGTTCGCATAAATACATATAAGATGAGCGATATTGTAACCCAAAAACAAGAGATATTTGATTATGTGTCCGCAATGCTAGGCGGGGGAATGATCGATGTTGAATTAGATCCACAACACTATGAG